ACTTATAATGACTTCTCGGGAAGAAATCTTAAAGAAAAACCATCTAAAACTACGATTTTATTAAATCAAGCAATAGACCAAGCAACCTCAGCACTTAATTCGGGAGTAAATGAAACTATTTCTCAGAGAGAATTAGGAAAAATAAGAACAGAGTTTACTTCTCAAAAGAGATCACCATCTAAAAAATTTATAACTAAATAATATGGCTTCTAGTAATACTATACCTTCACCCTTAGAAGGGGCTCAACTCACCCAAAATGTCTCTACTCAAGTTCTAGATACTAAATTTGGTAAACCTGAGGATATTATTGAAGCTCATGTTTATAATGGTGGTAATGAATTATTACAAAGTTATTATAATATAAAGGACTCTAGTGGGGTTATTTTAGATTACCCTCAAGCTGATATTATTACTAATACCTCTAACCCCCCAGGAGATGACTTAAATCCTTCAAATACCAACCCACAACCTTCCTCTCCTCAAACATTTTTATTTGATACAGTTGAAATAGATACTCAGGCTTTTCTTTTTGAAAATTCTCAGTTTGATAATTTTTCTTTTGGGGAATATGTTGTAAGATATAATATTATAAGACCAAAATTAATTTTAAATGCGGATTTAGACCCACAAGATTTTCAATTAAAAACAATATCCCCCTCAAGGACAGAAATAGAAATACAAAATTTAAATGTTGGGAATTCAACCCTAGAAAATGCAGCTACGAACTATATAACGGATTTAAATTCTTACCAATTTTTTAGAGATTTTGTAGTAAATTTTAAAAACAATAATTTATTTACGGGACTCAATGTAGCTATTAATAAAACTGATCCTAATAATTATACGTTATATATTAAATTATATGAACCCCTTCCTGATAATATAGAAGTGGGGGATAATTTATTTATAGCTGAAAGACTTACGGATTCATTTTCTATTAGTGTAACTTTAGATCCCACACCTTCTGAAAGAGTTGATCCATCTACTCCCATTGCTCCTCCAAACTTCACAATAGATGTAACTAAAAATTTATCTGTACCAACTGATTATAAAACATACGATGATTTACTTCTATCGGAAAATTCATCATCTTATAGAAGATTGTTAAATAAAATGGGACAAGTTAAACCCGCTATAGATTATAGAGAGTTTGAAAATTTTGTTCATTTTGGTTCTGCTACTGAGAGGTTAAAAAACTTTAAATATAAGGTTGAATTATATGAGTTATATAATAGTCAATTAAATGATTTAAGTAGTTCATTGTCTTCTAATTCTTTTATATCTGCCAATGAGGAAATAGTTGAAAAGAAAATAGACAATTTAATTGAAAATTTAGATGGTTTTGAGTCTTATATGTTTTTCGAATCTACAAGTTTCGCATGGCCTAAAACTACAGATACTATACCTTATCAGTTAGCTTCTTCTACATCAACCGAAGCATTAACATGGTTAGGTTCTGAAGTTGAAAGTGATTATTATTATGGTGGTAGATTAGATTCTTCTTCTCTATACGATAAATTAAATCAACATAACTTATTAAATACTGTTCCTTTACACATTAGAGATAACAGTGATAACCAACAATATGAAATATTTGTCCAAATGGTTGGTCAGCATTTTGATCAAATTTGGACATATATTGATGATATAGGTGAAATTAAAGATGCAGATAACTCTTCAGACAGAGGTATTAGTAGAGATTTAGTATATTATGCGCTTAAATCGATTGGTTTAGATGGATTTAAAGCTAACTTTGATGATAATTTTGTTACTGATCTTTTAGAAACTAGTGTTAGTGCTTCTAATTTATGTGATTTTGTTGAAGATCAAGGTATATCAGATACTCGAGATATAAATTCGGTAACTGGAGTTAAAACCTCAATGAACGATTATAATAAAGAACTTTGGAAAAGAATTTATCATAACGCTCCCTACTTATTGAAAACGAGAGGAACAGAGCGTGGTTTAAGAGCCCTCATAAATTGTTATGGGATACCAGATACTGTATTACAAGTTAAAGAATTTGGTGGACCACAAAAGACAGGAACATCACCTAACTACTATATTCACAATAAATACTCTTATGGCTTTTCAGTTAATAAAGGTATAGACACATACAGTACTATAACGAGTAGTTATGGGGGAAGAATAGCCCACAACGAATATATCGAAAGTTTAGGACCAAGAACTATTGAATTAAGATTTAAAACACCATATAAAGAAGATCAAATTATATGGGAAAAAGGTTTCTTACCAAATGATAGTGAATATTATACTGATGGTTACGCTGATCCTGGTTATGTTGGTGAATTAATAGATAACGACTTCAGTTTTATTTTTACACTCGAACATTCAGCTTCTGCTGCAGCAGGAACATATAATGGAGGAACTTCTCAATATTACGATTATGGTAGAGTAGTATTTACTGCTACTGGAGGACCTTCAGGCACTGAAGTCATGTCTGGTAGTTTAACTCCTTATGCTCCAATATTTGATGGTGATTGGTGGAATTTAACATTTAGAATACCTTCTTCTGGTTCTCTTATAATGGAAACAGATTTACAAAAAGCGCCAGACGGGTTAGAAAAACAATATACAAATATAATTAAACACACAGCTTCAGGTGATTTTGATTTCTCAACTATTACTTCTGGCTCTGATATTATAGATGATTTTTATTATAATTCTCTAATTACTGTTGGTAGAGGATTTAGTGGTTCTTTACAGGAATATAGAGAATATAATGAATATTTAACAGACGATGTTATAAAAGGACATGCAGAATCTCCTGAAATGTTTGATGGGAATACTTACTCATCAAGTTTTGATTCGTTGTATTTTAGGTTAGCTTTAGGGTTTGATTTAGAAACAACACTTATTTCTAGTTCAGGGGATTTAGTTAATATGTGTAATGTTGATAATGGAACTTCAGATTTAAGAGGTTCTTTAAATTCAATTCATCCAGACCAAAGCACTAAAAGAACAGCCCAAATTTCAGGTAGTTTCCTTTATACAGGAAATGAAGAAATCCTAACGGATCTTCAGCCAACCTATCATCAAATAAAGTAAGAATTGAACCTGGAATATTTGATAGTCCACCAATCTTAAGTTTTAATGTTAGAGGAGAAGAGCCAGCCTACGATACTACACCAATAGATTCATCAAAGTTAGGTGTATATTTCTCACCAACATACGAAATGGATAGAGACATTACGGGAGAACTTGGCTTATACGATATGGATCAGTACATTGGAGATCCTTCAGATATTGATAAAACAAAGTATACTGACATAGAGTTGTTGGAAGATCATTATAAAAAGAAAAAACCAACTAATTTAAATAGATATAAGTTTGAAGATTATATTAGATTAATTCAATTCTTTGATACATCATTATTTGAAGCCATAGAACAATTTGTGCCTGCAAGGGTTACTTTGATGAAAGGTTTAGTAATTGAACCTACATTATTTGATAGAAATAAGATACCAACTTTTTACCCAACTTGGGAAAATTTAACGTATTCTTCTTCAATTGCAAGTAGTTCTATGTTACCAGGGATGGGTAGTGAATATTTATTAACTGACGTAGAATATGATTTACATGAATTTTATGAAACATTCGAACAAATTAACCCATTATATGGGAATTTTACAGAAAAGAAATTTTCACAATATTACGCAACGGTGGTAGGAAATTCAGAAATAGTAACAACAGTTCCTCCAGTGGGTGGGATTGGAGTACCATTACCCCCAGATTTAAGTAGATAAAATAAAATATATGGCAATCGGACAACCACAACCAATACAGAAATTAGCAGTAGGTCAAAGGTTATATAACTTTGGTTTTACAGATTCAGTATTATTTACTGAGGCTTATATGAGACCTAGATATAAAGGTAGTAAGTTGATTGGTGCAAAAATTAATGAATACACTGATTATACGCAGTTGACTGCTGATAAATTTGGGTTAAGAAATAGATTTCTAGATCAAGATAGGTTGGGATATATAAATACTACTAAAACTATAGATGGTACTTTTCCCTATCCTTTAACTTTTGAAAGGGATACTACTGTGGATGCTAATATTTTCTTTAGGGCAGATTTAAGGGGAAATAAAATTTTTCCTAATCCCGCGTTTAATAGTGAAAGGGATTTACTTAATCAAAATGGTACTATTCCTCCAGGAAATAATGATATATTAGAGATAGTTAATGGAATATTAAGTTTTGAAAGTCAGTATGCTGGAGGGTATCTTCGAGACCGTAGTTATGGAAGAAATCCAGTCATAGAAGTTAAAACAAATACAATTTACGAATTTGATTGGGGTGGGAGTACTTATCCTGAAGTTGAAAAAGGGGGATCAGTTCATATAAAACAAATTCTTAACGTTGATAGTTATACTAAAGGTAATCCAAATGTCTATATAGTAAATGAAGCAACAAACGACTCTTTCAGAGTAGATACTTCAACTATAGATGGACAGGGAGTTAGTACATTAACTGATAATCCGGGAGAAGAAACAGACTTTTCACTAAATTTTAAAAGAAGCTTAGCTTCTGGAGATAGAATAACTTTAAATTCTTATATAGCAGGTACTCCTACAGTTGATGGTCCCGAGAGTGTTGTTGGAAGTATTAATGATTTAGTAAATGAAGTTAATGCAGTTCCCACTAAAAATGTAGTAACTTTAGAACCAGGTTTAGGTGTTCCATCTTATGGGGGAATTTATATTCAGCGTGGATTAGGTGGTAATAATAATATCACATCTTCTGTTACTGGAGAGCCTATTGGAATTCCTTTTTTACCAAGATTTGAAAGTGGTGAACGACATTATGTAGGTCCAAGTGTTACTACTAATCCTTATGCTGATTTTTATTATCCCGATTTTTATAATCCTGGAGGTCCTGATGTTTTAGCTAGTACTCTTAGAAATGTTAAGGGATCTTATTATGTACCCACAACTGGATCTGGAACCAAAGGAACTGTTTATGCGGGGGATAATCCACGAATTTATAAAAGAACTACGGATGAATGGTCTTATTTAAAAGTAGATCCGGAGGGATTTTATAGATCAGGATCTGATGTAAGTGAAGCAAATATAGGAATTGAATTATCCTCTTCTTTAGCACTTGGAAATAGACACTTTGTCTCTTTTTATAATAGTTTGGGAACTAAGGCTAAGGGTGAGTTAAATCAAATAGGTGAACCCGTTGAGATTAAAAGTATAAGTAAGGGGGCTTTAAAAGTAGATATTTTTTTTAAAGATCAACCCCCTATAACAGGTTCTATAGGTTTGGGAGATATTGGTATTTTAGTATGGAAAGCTCAACAAGGGCCATTCGCAGTAATGAAACCAACTGACATAGCTGCTGATTATTCCTATAGATTTTTAAAAACAGGAGGGTTTTATAGAGAATATTCAACAAACACAATAAAACAACATTTTGATAACATAGTAAAAACAGTAGGAATGAAACCTTCGCTATAATTATAAACAAGTAGATATTTTATATATTTATAAATAACAAAAACAAATTAAATGGGATACTTAGATAATACTACAGTTGTAGTTGATGCAATTTTAACCAAAAAAGGAAGAGAACTATTAGCAAGAGGTGATGGTTCATTTAATATTACTCAATTCGCTTTATCAGATGATGAAATAGATTATGGATTATGGAATCCAAACCACCCAAATGGTTCAGCTTTTTCAGGT